AATCCACCTTTCATAACTTCGTGAAAAAAGCGTTCAGCGAAGCAAAGAGCCAAAGTTTTGTTCTCTTTTTCATAACTTCGTGGAAAAAAGAGAGGTGGAGCCAAAGTTTTGTTCTCCGCGGGTGCGTTCAAAAAACCATATAAATCCTTATATGGTTTTTTAGGGGTCCTAAGTTGGTCTATAAGGAAACAAACTCAATTCGTTGGTATTATAAATTGAAAAATTCGGGTCAGGGCAACCGGCCCCAAGGTTTTGTCCTCCCATTTGTTTTGCGTCATACGCAAGATTTGAGTTAAAATCTGGGTCACCTAAATCATCTACAGTTCCTCCTCTCATTCTTCTTATACTCTTAGTTTTCTTATTCTGTTTTCTTCGCTTCAATCTTGTTTTCTTGCGTAATGTATTGCGCTTCATATACAATATTACAATATTTTATAATAACTTTTAGAAAAAGTTATCAAAATTTTGTTCCCTTTTTTTACACAATTTCACTTTTTTGTTACGCTTTCCGCACAGCTTAAAACACCCATTCTTTTGCTTCGCTAGAGGCGTTACATCGAAGCGGTCATCAGCGAAAAGTAACGGTTCCGTGCGCATTTCTTTACTACGTTTGAAATGCGCAAAGGTGTAAAAGGGAAGCGAGCAAAATTTTCACAACTTCGCTTTTTTACACGAAGTTATGAAAAGTGGAGAAAAATTTTGATAACTTTTTTAAAAGTTATATAAAGACTTAAAGATTTGTTACCGTATTATAGTTAGAAACCTCCGGGAAATTTTACTAAATTTGCACCAATTCCAAATCCTGCCCCACTTCTAGCCGAAACCCCCATAGTCGGCACATACGTATCGAGTATGCTAAACGTGGCGGCGGCGGTTAACGCGATTAAGACAATTTCCTCAATATTGAGGGAACGTTTAGGAATGGCATACGCCGCAATAGCGACCATAAGTCCTTCCACAAGATATTTAATTATCCTCCTAACAAGTTCAGCAACGTTGATCAGACTGTTCATTATATTAAATAAAAAGAAAAAAATATATTGTGCGATAAACAACTTAAAATAAAATACCTAAACTAATTAAAATGAGTCACTCTAAAATGAAGAATGATGGTTTTGAGCGAAAAGCTGTTGGCGGAAAACAGAACCCTAAATATGTGGACTTGTTAGAAGAGGACAAGGCAATTGCTGGGCAAAAATTTGTGTGTGTATCATTTGTTTCGCCTGAAAAGGTCATGAAGCAGAAGGAGGTATTTTATTTTGAACAATTCCTAAAGAAGTGGGAATTCAACAAATCAATGGAAAAGTTTGTCCAATTTTTGAATTTCGTTTCTTTCAAATATAACGTTTCATTTGACGATTTGTCAAACGACTTCAAGGAATTTGTGAAGGATGAGAAGGAAAATTTAGTTTCAACCAATATGACGGATGAATATAAAACGTATCTCGACAACAACGAGGAAGAACTCGAAAAGTCGTTTGGTGTCGCAAACAAATTCCAGACTTGCACAAGAGGGTTGAAAATCCGTGGTTCGTATCCCACCATAGAGGAGGCAGAGCTGAGGTGTAAGATGTTGAGGGAGATTGACCCCAATCATGATGTGTTCGTTGGGCCCGTTGGGTTATGGATGCCGTGGGATCCGGAGGCTTATAAAACGGGGAGAGTGGAATATATGGAGGAGGAACTAAATCAGCTCATGCACGAGAAGACGAAGAACGAGTCGAATGCCAAGCATGCGTTTGAACAACGTGTCAAGGAGAGTAAGCAAAAGGCGATTGAAGAGAACATTAAGAATGCTGAAAAGACCGGTAATATGCTGACCCAATCTATCGATGAACAAGGTAATCTGGTGGGCGTAAACAACATTAACACACAAGAGGGTTCAGTTAAAGAAAATGATACCATCTCTGCGGCGGATATTCGCATGGAGTTGTTCGAAGGCGAAAATATCGTTGTTGGTAAAACGGACAATGGAAAGAGCGAACTAATTAGTGGTCCTTTTGCCACGAAAAAGTAAATTTCGTATTACACCGACCAATAGTTATATTTATATTCGAAAATAAAATATTAAAGATTAGTATTTTATTTACAATTATATGTCTCACAATATAGATAAAATATACTATATTAATTTGAACAAACGGGTTACCGAAAAGAACAAATTGAAAAGGAGCTCAATGAATTTGGTTTGAACTATGAACGATTTGAAGCAATTGAAAAACATGGATTTGGTACACATGGTTGTGGGTTGTCTCATTTGGCTGTTCTCAAACTGGCAAAGGAGAACAAATATGAAAATGTACTTATTTTGGAGGATGATTTTACATTTTTGGTATCTAAGGATGAATTCGAACAAGAGTTGACTTCATTTTTTGATTTGAAAATACATTTTGATGTATTAATGCTGTCCTACAACTTGTACCAGGGCGAGGATACCGAATATGGGTTCATAAATAAAGTTAAGGATGCGCAAACGGCATCTGGATATCTAGTCAATAAACATTATTATGATATATTGATAGATCTATATGAGTGGGCAATGCCGTTACTAAACCAAACCAAACAGCATTCGATTTATGCGAATGACATAGCGTGGAAAAAATTACAACCAAAGGATAGTTGGTATGATTTTACCAAGCGAATTGGAAAACAGGCGCCTGGGTATAGTGATAACGAGCAACAATTTTTTGATTACGGTGTATAATGATTACGTTGTATAAAAATAATCATTATAAATAGTCTTATTTATGTGACCATAACAGTGACAACATTTTGGTTAAACTTTTCCAAAAAGTTTAGGATTACCATTTAGTCGCCTTTTTTACATTAATTTTTGGTCCAGCACCTCGTTTTTTCGCATTTCCGGGGTCATATTTATCATCTTCTTCGTCTGAGTTGAACCCTTTGGACAATTCCCAGAACTCCTTTGATCCTAATTTGAAGTCATTATGATTATCGGCCTTATACCAGAACACCTGATCCTGTAATTTGTTCGATTTTGAGTTGTTATTTATCACAAGACACTCATAATTCTCAGTGCATTGGTCCATGACTTGACAAAAGGACTCGAACGTGGGGAACATTCCCGCATAATTGTCATAGATGCGCCTTCGATTCGCTATGTAGGGCTCGCGCAAAATAAAAACGTAATCAATATTAGTCCTTAATACAGGCGGAACTCCTAATGGGTATTGCATAGTTATGATTAACATTATCTTCCAATGTCTTCCGTTCATGAATAGGAGCCGCATCATCTTATCACGCGACCATGAGTCATCATACAAGCAATCATCTAAAATAACAAATGCGCGGGGGTCGATTGTGCTTCGTTTATATGTTTCGACTTCCTTTTTGATTTGTTTCAAAACAGTTTTTTGTCGTTTTAAGATATTTTCAATAATAGCAGTATTGTATTCATTGTGAATGAACAATTTTGGGACCATTTTTCCATAAAATCCGTTACCTTCTTCGGTTCCAGATATGACAGTTCCAATTGGTATTTCCTGGTGATAATATAGGAGGTCGCGAACAAGGAAACTCTTACCTGTATCACGACGACCAATAAGGACAACGACGGGGCCCTTTGATTCATTTGGTTTGAAACTGATATTTTTCATATCGAATTTTTTCAATTCTAGCGATGCCATTGGTAATAAAACAACAAATTATATTTTGGATACTTTAACGCAACAAAAGAAAGTATAAGTTTAAAATCATATAAAATTTATATTTTAAATAGCTAATGGCATTAGTTGTAAACTATCAAAAGAGAAAGAACGCTGAACTTTTTAAAAGTTTAGAAGGTTCGTTACTTCTCTCTAAAATACAAAATTATATCCCAATTTATAACCGTTTTTTCTCCTTGAACGATACTAATTACAACTCCATAAACTTGAATCACAAATCGCATATTTCAAATGTCAGGAAAATCAACGACAAATTTAAATGTTGTATCAAAAGCACAGAAAGGGGGAAAGAAAAGGAAAAAGAAAATGTTGACATATTTTTCAAAATGGCTCCATTGTTAGACCCCTTTAAATATTTGATTGGGAAATATGATACAAATGATCCAAACTTATTGATGTTACCAGATAATACATCAACGGAAACAAGCGTTAACCCCAAATATGTAGATGTAAACAACTCGGCATATGTTGACGGTTTATTTCTGTATGTAACAAATTTTCTGTTACACGAGCACGGATTTATAAACGGCGTTGATTATTATGGTTCATTTCTTGCTATCAAAAATAACTTTAAGTTGAACATTTTTGACGACATTGATTTTTTGAACGAGTCGTCGTTCTTTAAAAAAAACAGAAATATTCTATACAAGGTTGATGATTTTGACAATTTGTTTGACATCGATAACAACAGCGTTGCTTTAAAACCGATTAAAATCCAACATAATACTAGTGCGGGATCTTGTATTTCCTTAAAATCATTGAGTGGGGAGTTATTTGAAAACATGTTTGATGATAACAATATGGCCGCAAGTGAAACGACATCAAGTGAAACGACATCAAGTTTTGACGCGATGACAGTTGTCCAGTTGAATGATATCTCTTGTGTGAATGATATCCAAATAACTACACTGAGAAGTAATTCGAGCTGTTCATCAACATCGTCACACACTAACGACGGAGACGATGACACAGAAGAAGACAACACAGAAGAAAATAATAAAGAAGACAGCGATACAGAGTGGAGTGATGAATCCTCGTATACCGAAGAAGTAATTGAAGCAACAATACCCATGTTCCCAGTACAGGTAATTTGTATGGAGAATTGTGAAAACACGTTTGACGACCTTATTTTAAATAATGAACTTTCGAATGATGAATGGTTTTCGGCTTTGATGCAGATTATAATGATTTTAATCACATATCAAAAGACATTTTCGTTTACCCACAATGACCTTCATACAAACAACGTAATGTATAATCAAACGGACAGGAAATTCATTTATTATTTGTATGGAAAGAAATCTTATAAAGTGCCAACATTTGGTCGAATCTTCAAAGTCATTGATTTTGGGCGGAGTATATACAAGGTAAATGGTAAGGTGTTTTGTAGCGACAGCTTCAAAATTGGAGGTGATGCTGCGACACAATATAATACAGAGCCCTTTTTCAATGATAAAAAGGCCCGTCTAGATCCCAACTTAAGTTTTGATTTGTGTAGACTGGCGTGTTCCATTTACGATTATGTGATCGACGACGCAAAACAACTCAAAAACCCAGTCCACAAGGTGATATATGATTGGTGTCTCGACGACAATGGTTGTAATCTTCTCTATAAAAATAATGGGGTCGAACGATATCCAGAATTCAAACTCTACAAGATGATTGCCAGGTGTGTTCATAATCATACCCCCCAATTACAATTGGACAGACCTGAATTTAAAAAATATGAATTCACCGGAAAAGTCAAGGGAGATATAGTTGACATTGATAAAATGCCTGTGTGCGTATAATTCTCTTTTGAAAAAAGAGAACAAAACTTTGGCTCCACACGGGGGCAAAGCCCCCTCCCGAAGGGACCCCCTTTTTGCTCCACTTTTTCCAAAAG